TCTTAACTCCATGATATTCTAAATTTAGTTTTAATCCACTGTAACGAAAAATCATAGTCGTTAGAACTGGATTTTAATTCACATTGCATTGTCTTACCTCTCATTCTATCTCCATATGGGGAATCATCGTGTCTAGGTATTGCGTATCTAAAGTTGTATTCTCTATTAGTAATCTTTCTACCGTTGAGATGCGATTCTTGTTTAAGCGGCGTCTTAAACGTAAGATCTATCATATCCAAATTATCTCCACCATATACTCTACCTGCGAATTCTTGATTGTCGAACACTTTTGTATATACTTCATTCTTATTGACGATATACTTTAAATATGGGAATAGAGGTAAATCAAATCCTATAATCTTATCGCCATTCCTCTGATTCCATTCATGTACGTGTTTACCTTTTGTTAAATACAATCTATCGGCAAATTGTACACTATGCTCTGGTTGTATATCATATACACTTTGGAATGATTGTAACATCTCACTATATATAATAGATCTATCCTAATCCACAGAAGCTATAAGCTCATTAAATCTCTTATCAAATGCGAGCATTGGAGCTGTAATAAGCTTGTTATTGTTATACGAATCGTTAAGCATATTCTATATCTGTTTTACTTTAGATAAAGATACTACAGTTTCTCCACCAGAATATCCTAATATTTCATGCTTGTTATAATCCCACCAATATAGAGTGGTATCAGATTGAGCATCAGAGAATTGATTCTTGTGCATACCGTTAGACGTAGCCATATAGTCGTATCTACTTAATACACCACCTGTGCCAAGTATCAGTGGAAGATTGCTGTTTTCGTCAGTAACCTAAACTCTTTCTTCAACAGAGAACAATCCAGTAGCTTCTTCTTGCCAGAATACAAGTCTATTGTTAAATGTTCTAAGTCCTGTAATCTCTCCATATCTTGTATCTACATCAAGATAATTTGCTGGCATAAACTTCAACCAACTATCTGCACGTTCATTGTTCTCTTTCTTGTTTGAGAAGTATGTACGATAATCTGTGTATAGTTCGTCATAAGTATCTTCGTCCATCTGTGCAGAATGTACTTGTACATTATTATTTACACTATATGCGCTATTATAGAGATACAAATCTTTGTTTTGTGTGAATTTATTATACACGTTGTCCGCTTCTGTCTATAGATTTGTTATATCATCTGATGAATTACGGTTCTTGCTAAATTCAAAACCGTATGTATATGCAAGATTGATGCTAGTCTCTACAGGTATCGAATATATAATACAAGCGTTTCTTGTGTTTTCTAATGCTGGAGTATACCATTTGTGTTGTGATACGTATTCAAAAGGTTGTATGAATGTATCTCCATCAAACACATAACATTCGTTTTGATCTGCACCATAATAATCACCGTAGCTATTATAGCTGCTTGTTTCTAATGCGTGGCTATCGGTCCCACCATATGGTATAGTTTCTTTTACTATATTACACAGATATGTACCAAAATGGCCCACAATACCTTGTCCAAAAACACCACTGTCCGGTTCTTTCAGTGCAAATATTGCACACCTTCCCCCAGGGCCTATCATTGCACCTTGTGTACAGTCAGAGTCATCTAGATACTCAAATGAATTATTCCAACGTAAAAGATCTCCTTCGCTCCACTATGCGGATTGCATTCCACCAACAACCCAGTTTACATAATTTTCTCCGCCTATTGGAATTTGTGTATCAGAATGTGTAACATCATATTCACTAGAATTTCTTGAATTAATAGTAAAGAATGTATTCCACCTAGGTTGATCTACTACTTTTATTTCATCTAGTTCTAAATCTACTGTCGGTTGTGGTATGATCGAATTATACAATTTTATATATGCAAATCTGTCATTTATATCTTTATAATATCTAAATTCTTCATCTCCAGAAGGCATGCCGCCCGGATTGTCCAGGGTTTTTGTACCCTTTTGTAGATCGTCCTATGTAAAATAATACCCTGCCGTGGTTAGGTTTGTCAACATTAATATCTAATCGGTATTAAAAAACCTCTTTTCATCATCGGTAAAATAATCTAAACTAGAAACGTCTACACCAGCAAAATATGGTATGTTTAAGAACCCACTACCAATGTGTTTCCAATTGATATTCTACTTTAGATATTGCCGGTAAAGCCAATCTATACTAACTAATGTGGTTTCATCAATCATATCGGGCTAACCACTTGTATATATGTCTACCTTATTTGTTATAAGTTCGCTTTCTATAGTGGGATATATATATTCTAATCTTTGTATATCAAACTTGTATTCAGAAAATAAATCTTGTGTGGTGTCTTTTATATAGCATATTTCTGGAGACGTATATTGATATATTTTATAGTTTGCTCCGTCGAGATACCAGTTTGAAGAAAGATGTTCTTTTAATTCTGGGGCAACTGATGAAAAATTATACAACTACCACAATCCAGTTGGAGTAAATGGGTACTTCTTATTGGTATCTTCCGTACTATTACAACGTGTGGGTCTACTTATTATACCCTACGATACACATCTAGTATCTTCTATAGTTCTACCGCATCTTACTATTTCATAACCAACTACATCTTCTGGCAGATCATTTACAGTAAATTTCAAACCAATAGAGTGAACTAATAGCTACCCGTTGCTGTCATAAGTGAACGTTTTAAAATCATTATCCAACGCATTCGGTACAGTAATATCTGCTATATGTTTTACAGGACTAGCGTTGCCGTCTTTATCGTATAATATTATACCATACCTATATGTTTCGCCTCTTCTAAGCGATTTAAGCAAATATGACACAGCAGGATTCGCATATGTTGCTGTAGTTTGATTAGACTATGTATAATCTGTCCCATCAAACGTGACATCTTCCCAACTGTCTCTAAGTACGCTCACTGATATATTTTCTGGATCAAACGAATTATTTCCAGCAGCAGGACCGCCTGAGTTGATTATTTTGTCGTCTGCACGGCCGTAATCTCCTACCAAATCTGTCTTGACAAAGTTATATGACACATTATCTTCTGCAGTCCAATTTCTTATTTCATCAGATATATTAGCCTACTTTTCTTTTATATTGGAAGCAAATAAATAATCGTTCTTTGATTCTATAACCCTGGGTATTACATGTATACCTGTCATCGAGTTATACTCTTCCAAACTATATACTTCAATTGCCTTTTGTCCAATATCGTCTATTATTGTTTCATTGTTGTCATTCCAATGTATCTTATCGTCGTATATTACTTCAATCATCGGAAGTTGACCATTTTCAACATAAGTTATTCTAAATACTTTTATATGGTCGAATCCACCACTGTCTATATCTGCAGGCTTTAGTATTTTTATTCTTATACCTTTATTAGTAATCTTATCCTGTTCGTAGCCTTCAATTGTTTTAGCATCATCTATATTTGCAGAACCGTTATGTAAAGGTATAAGCTTTGTAGATGGAGATATTTCTGACTGATGTCCGTGCTTTGTATAGAACTAATAACTATACTCTATGAGCCCGGCTTTAAGTTGACCTACAATAAGTCCACAGAAGATAGGCTTCTTAAATTGTACAGATGAATATGCTGTAACAGAGTTTATGTCGTGAGTAGTATACGTCTATTTTAGATTGAACAACATAACAGGGTGTTCTCCGTCTGCCACATACAACTTCACATTATCGTCATTCTCCCACCGTGTAACAAGGCTTAGCTTATTTGTAAAGTTATTAGCTATACTCTACGTGCTCGAAAACACGTCTGTAATGCTCTGTATCGGCTTAAAATCCTTAGACCCTATACTTTCCTTATATGGGTTATCAAACGCTCTTATACGCCATGTATCGCCGTCTTTCGTGATAACTACACCGATGTTACGAATCTGCGTAGAAGCTAATATCTGTTCATTATCTCCTATAGAGTATGCATAACGAGATCCTTCTATCATATGCAGCTCTCCAGTGTTTTCTTCGTTGTCAGTAACATAGCGAAGATTCTTAGCCATTCTATATTGACCATCATCAAGTAGCGCATCTGATATGTCGGCTACCATTCCTTTGGAGAACTGATTTATCTGTTGATTAGTATCCGTGTCCATAGTAGTATCTATCGTTAAACGTTAATTGCTTAGACCCATTACTCTTAAATAGTAGATCATCAGAATCCCATTCTGGTATAAGCTTGTTCCATTCCTGTTTAATACTACGCATCTCGCCTTCTGTGGGCATCATTGCTTCAGCATAAGCTTGGTTTCTGTATATATTCCACTGTTGTTGTATATACATATACGTATTAAAGTTGTACTTAGCTCTACCGCCAAGACTACCGTTTAAGAACTTGGGGAAGTTTAACTTCATCATTACGTACCAATAAATAGCCTCTTGATATGAAACAAGATCTGGTATCAAAGGATAACCGCGCTCATCTGTAGCAATAGATCTGTATGATATCTTTACAAACCCGTTACGCTTATTTAATACAATCCATCCAGGCTTGATAAAGTATGTCACATCTTCGTCTCTATTACGGAGAATATCAGATACTTTCTCTGTAAAGTTTATGCCAAGTAGCTGTGATCTGTGCGCAGGTATCTTCTCCATATGGGGTTGTTCTGGTATATGGTGATACTTAGAAAACTAATGATTGTTTACAGATTTAAATGTTTGTTCATTACTCCTAACAGGAACCCAGGGCCCTTTTGGAGAACTGCTCCACGCAACTGCATTAAGATATTCTAAGTCACAAGGTATAGGAACCTACCCATCACACACTTGTAAAATAGGGCAACCGTCTTCTCCAGACTCTCTCTGTATATACTGTAACGGTGCACCTATTTTTTCTACGGCTTCAAATATCCATTCGCGCATATCTGTTACCCGCATGTTCTTTTCTGACATATTTGAATCTGCCAAGATCTTAGCAATAACAGATTCACATTTTGTATATTTGTAGATCATCTATATTAATATAATCTTTGTGTTTAAATATTAGTTGAGCTAACTGTCGTTTGTTTGCCCGCACAAGCATTACTTGATACCTATATCTATCAGGGAAGGTTTGTGGCACTTTTGACCAATAGAATCTATATTTATATCCATCAGAGTGTTCATTTAGATGGTATATCTTCTTACCTTCCTCTTTAGATGCTTTATAGTCTACAGATAGAGATTTATCGGTGTACGTCTTAGGTCTATATTTAACTATACATATATAGCCTAGCCCATAAGGCATTTTAAAGACTTCTGACGCGTTTAAAAGCGAGTCCTTTACATTTTCATTAAACTTATCTAAAATGCGCTTAAAACGCACATAAGGCACCTCTAAGCCAGTTTCTTTAGACCATTGCTGATAGATATCGTAAGTTGTATAAGATTTCTTATTCTTCCTAATCTTGCGGACCATGCGGTTTAACACTAGCTAATGTTGAATTATTACTATCGTCGCTCGGTCTATTCAACATGAACGCGAGCTCGTTTTTCATTATTAAAGACTTGATGTCTGGTATCATCCACCCAGGTATCGTAATACTATCTTCATCACCATCTGGGCCTTCAACAAAATTACCATCCACAGTAATAGTGTCTACATCATTTACATCGATACCTTCGACATACAAGTATCCATCTTCATACCAGCACACAGGTTCACCAAACGTATATCTACGAAAATAATGGAAATGTCTACGCTTGTCATTCATGAACTGTATAACACATCCATACTTATCGGTAACGCTTACAATATCGTTACTACTATCTCCAGATATCTCAGGTATCTTCTCTGCTGTGCGCTTTCTCTATGCACACTCATTACCCTCTACTGGTACATCTATCATCTTTAAAGGACCTATAGTCTATTGGAGACTGTCATTATTAGAAGTATCGTCCCCTGACTCTTTATCTTTATCCTGCTCTTTCTTCTGCAGCAATGCTTTATAAGCCATTACCCAAGCAGCTATTTGATCACGAGAGAGGTCCTCACTCTCGCTTATATTGTTGTTACGTACTATAAGAAGTATATCGTCTATAATAGTACGAAGTGAAAACATATTCATATTATTCTGATTCAATTATTCTTACTTCGCTTTCTTTAATAAGGTCGTTTGAGTTTACTATATCATACTTGTAACGATATACCTTTTTGAAATCTAAAGTAAAAAGACGTTTTAAAAAGCTCTTTTTATTCTTGTACTATTTGTGTTTGTATACATAAAGATATTGGGTATTACGAACATCCAGTAATATCTTTACGCTATCTGTACCAATACTATAATACACTTTAGTCTAGTCATTATACTACATACTATCAGTATATATAGTATCTCTTAAAGTAGATATTATATCTCCCTATACTTCCTTACTATTATTAACGTAAAGAATTTGTGTCTAGGTTGCCGCTGTTTTAACCTCCTTCGCTTTTATCTTGCGTTCTTTACGTACACTATCAAGCTGTTGTATAAGCCTATCGTTCTACTAGCTAAGCTTAGTCATATCCAGCTATAAAACATTATAGGCCTACTAGGACCCATTAATGGCATCCTAATAGGCCTCAACGTTATTCTGAGCTATTTCCAGGCGTTCTGAGAGCTTTTTATTTATGCTGCAGGTACTTATACCAAACAACAGAGAAAATGCTACCAGAGCGCTTAGAAATGCATTAGCGGCGATCTTTTTATGGTTCTTCAACCACTTCAGTATCGTCAGTATGTTCATTTTCAAAATCTAATTCAATTCCAGTATAGTCCTCGCCTTTCTTCTTAAGGAATTTACCTAAGATCTTCCAAGGACCATCGGGGTCAATTGTATTTAAGTTTTCTATAATAGACCAGAGTTCAGTTAAAGTAATAATAGCAGTTACACCACCAGTGAGAAGGAATACTCCAGTTTCATCAAGTATTGCCCATTCTATTCCATGAGCAAGTGCTATGATTGTAAACTCGTCAATTATCTTTCGTAGAGTGCCTTTCCAGTTTTTATTGCTCTCTATCTTTTTATTTTGTTTCCTAGCTACCCTTATACCGAAGATCATATCGACGAGTGTAGTAGCGAAACAAATAGACAACAAACCTTTTACTGGAGCAAAGAAACCTGTTATTGCAGCAGCAGCTCCTACAAGAGTACTACCTATAAAGCTTCCTTGTGTAATTCCTTGTATAGCATCCCCTATTCGGGATATGGTTTGTGATAAGTGACTCATTCTATTGTTATTGTAATTTCTTCTCCTCTATCAGATGCTGATTTAAGTTTCTTATATAACTTTTTAAACGTTTCTGTGCTATTCAATACTTTACCAACCTGTGTGTTCTCTCCAACCAACAAGCATCCTGCAGACTGTGTGGCAGAATTGCCTATGTGAATAAGCACTCCTTCATAACCAGGGACGTTCAGTAGCCTTGGTAGTTTACCCCCACAGAACGTCTTATAGAACGCTCTCTAGGAAAATTTAGGAGATACTATATTCATCGCAATCTTATACGTACCTGTAGGTATAGCTGTCTTAGAATATACCTTACGCTTCTTTATTTCAGCCAAAGGCATATCCTAAGTCAACCCCCTATCTGCATCTTCACATACATCGCAGAACCAAACTCCGTCTATATACAAATGACTTATACAATAAGTACTGCGCTTAATGCGCTTCATATATAGTTTCATGATAGACTAATTACGTATTTCCAAGGTGCACGCTTTACTGTTCCAATACCGCTTCCGGCGGCTGGAATGATCATTCCACTACCGAGCTAGAACTGAACAGTTCCATTTACATATGTAAAGTCTACAGGTATCCACATTATATTTTCAAGATGTTCATCGTCGTTCCCAAGAGACGAATGTCTACTATTTGAATAATCTGTCTGCGCAACGTATTTTACAACAATATTATCTGAAGTAATACCTGTTGTATTATAGAGAGTTACACTCACAGTACCTGTTTTACCATAACCAGATATATGTATATCTGCATTTGGGTCAGTATTTCCTGTTATAACAGCACTCGA